TGTAATAAACAATATAGTTAATCAAAACTAAAAAGTCCAGTTCTTTTGCCGCAAATACTACAATTGAATTACCTAGAAACCCCCACATAAAGTTAATGAGAGTTTCACGGATCAATTCGTTTGGTGTTGTGATCGCATCTAATACTGTAATCTCAGTATCAAGACCTGTCTTTTTCGATTGTTTTGATGTGGTGTTCGAGGTACCAGAGGGCTTTTCTGAGATCCTCAAGTTCTTTGTCTTTTCCTTTTTTTCCTGCACGACTTATATATTTTACTGTGTTTCCTAAACTAAACCCTAATTCCCAAGCATCAATTACTTTGATCGCTTCGTAAGGATTATTTTCTCCACCATAATGTTGGGGGTGATTAACTTGTTCTACTTTTGGTGTCGGACACTGACAAGGTCCTGTCCCACCACACACACATTCTTTATCCATTATTCTTCTCTATATTCTTTTAGTAATTCTTCGTTAGACATTGTTCCGTACTTCTCACTAAGTCCATTTAAGTCAACATCTTTATTGATCATAGTTTTTGTATCATAAAGAAGTTGTGCGACATATAATGAATTAACAATCTCACGAATGATTTTATATGGATCTGCGTTAGATCCTGGTCTACGATCTTCTACATATCCTTTCCATTCTTTAGCTGTGTCCTGAGGAACTCTAATTGACGCTCCACGATCAGATACACCCCAACTGAACTTATCAATTGCCTGAGTTTCGTATTCACCAGTTAAACGGAGGTTATTGTTTGAACCGTAAGCTTTAATATGATCTTCGTGTCTTGATTCGAATGCGTTGAATAACGACATAAAGTATTCTTCGTTTCCATCGAATCTCATCATATCAGTTGAGAAGTTGGTGTGAAGACCTGATCCATTCCACTCACCGTGTGTGATTGGTTTTGGGTGAAGTTCAATATGGTATCCATATTTTTCTGCAATTTTGAATAAGAAGTATCTTGTCATCCAAAGATCATCACCACCTTTTAATTTACCTTTTGAGAACACTTGATATTCCCATTGACCTAAAGCAACCTCAGCATTTGTTCCTGTGATGTCAATACCATAGTTTAAACACATATTCAAATGTTCTTCAACAAATGGACGACCAACGACATTATGACCCACACCACAATAATATTCACCTTGTCCTTTAAGAATGTTTCTCTTGTGACCCAAAATGTTTCCATTCACTTCTTCACGAATAAAATACTCTTGTTCAAAACCAAACCAAAGATCTTCAAAACCTTCACCAATACTTGATCTTTTATTTGACTCGTGTGGTGTACCGTCAGGATTTAACACCTCACATAAAACGTAAACAGGATCAATTCCGTTTGAAAAATTAGGTGAAGCAAAATGTCTAACAGGTTTCAATAAACGATCAGAGTTTCCTGTTTCAGCCTGATTTGTTGATGATCCATCGAAATTCCACATAGGAAAATTTCCATCAAGAAATGCATTCTTAACGGATTCATATTCAACAATCTTAACTTTACTTCGTAGGTTCGGCTCAGGTCTATATCCGTCGAGCCACACGTATTCCAACTTGATTTTCATTTCATTTTATTTATGGTATTTATTATTTCTTCTTTGGTGAAACCTTCTTCATACATCCTATAAACTTCGCGTGAAAAATCGTCGGTGCAAATAATCGCATCGGAGCTTAAATAAGTTAAAAGATTGTCGAGATTGTTTAATATATTTTCTTTTTTCAAAAATCTCTTATTAAAACTCATCTTATTCAGTTTCTTGGTTTTCAGTTTGGGGTTTTGTTTGTGAGATAAGTCCGGCAATTCTACGTTTGAACAGAGGTAAAAGAGTTTCGTCTATTGGAAAAATTCCATTTGATGACATCTGAAATACCGGACCCATTCGTTTGTCCTTACTATCATACGTAGAAAATGTAGTGATAACTTTTGGGATCGTCAACTCTCCCAACTCATCAGAATAAATTAAATTTATATTCGTCATACGTTGGGGATTGGTTTTTGTTTCTTTTTTGATTTGGTATTCCCAAACGTGAGTTTTTTTACTCTCTGTTTCAGTATAGAAGAAATAACCTTTTGGGTGAAGAATGTTTTTTTTATTTCTTTTTATTTTCATATCTAAAGAATCAAATACAATTGTCCAAACCGATTTTGCGACGTTGAAGTATTCCATTATTCTTGGTGCTGAGAATGATAATATTTCTCTAAACTCTAACGTTTCTTCATTAGTGAGTTCTGGAATAGATTTAACCTTTAAATCTTTAACCATAATCTCATCATCAATATTATTTAGTTTTTTGTCAGTATAAACAATTTTGCCGTCTCTCATAAGAGCTTGCACGTTCATCAAGTGTAGTGAAAGTTCAATAAAACCTGGATACAACTCCAATCGATCTAATTTATCTCCCATTTTTTGGAAATATGAAAGTAATTTGTATTCCTTATATTCTCTATCAATTGGTTTTTCGAACATCCAATCGGTGTTCATTAAAAATTCTATCTTTTTTTTTCTTGCCATTTTATAACAGAAACATAGGAGGATGTAAGAGAGAAATAAAGTCCTAATCTATTGGTATGATATAATAAAATTTGTCATTCACTCTTGTTTCAAACATATCTTCTCCACTTGACGATAGTAAATTTCCATAACCATCTGATCTCACAACAATATCCGCCAATTCATTTGTATCTATAAAATCTAATATAAATTTTTTATCAAATCCATAAGCTTCCATAAATGCGGTTATATCATCATTGTATTCACTAGCCATAGACTCGGCGATATCTCTTACTGAATCGTCATCGTAGTCACCTTCAGGATCGTCTTTAATTTCCTCTATAGTTTGGTCTAACCCATTAATTTTTGTTTCTATTGTCTTGCGATCTTGATCAGATAAATTAACATCTTGTAATTTTTTATTCAGTCCTTGAATTGTCAATTCCATTTGTCTTACTTGTTGATATTGATTTCCAGATAATTCTTTTTCAACTTCATATCCCTCAGGGTCTTCATATACACTTTCTTCGTAGAAATCAATTAACCATTCGTTCCATTTTTCACGATCCAATGCATCGTTAAAGACCCATTCGGAAAATGCGTTAATACCCATATCATCGATCATACTTTCAACGGCACTATGTGCTGCAATTTCTAATTCACGTTCGGTGTAAACATCATAATTACTTGGGGTTAAAGTCCCACCTCCCAACCATTCATACTGTTTACCGTAACCATAATTTCCTCCACCATTTGGGTAAATGAAGTACTTATCTTCTTCATTTTCACTACCATCTTCATATTCTATTCGTTCAGGAATACCTTTTTCATATAAATAATCATAAAGAGCTTCGGTTCTTTCAGATTCATCTTTACCATTCTCTATGTTCCATTCGTCATCTTTTCTATATTGAGCTAACTTGGTAAGTTTTTGGTTTTTTTCATTTCTCAATTTGTTGATAAACATCGTGGAGTTATAATTACTAACATAACCATCTACGGTGATTCCGTCTAATGAAGGAACATTTGTATTTGAGATATCCAATCTACCTTTAACTCTAACAATACCGGTCAATGGTCCGACTTTATTGAATTTTCTAAGATCTAAATCTCCATCAATAACAATACCCTTACCTTTGAATGGTTTTAACATTGCAATTCTTGATGCAATCCCACCAACACTCTCTAGTGTTTCCAAATATTGATCGGGAGATATTCTAACGAGATTATCATCTTGTTCTAAAAGGAAATCTTTTATGAAGTTTTTTGTTGACATATGTTATAAATATCATTTAAAAAGAATTGATTATTTAATATTCTAAATTAATCTTAATGTATAAGATATTTATAAGTAAATAAACCAATTAAAATAATAAGTTATGGGCTGCGGATGTAAAAATAAGCAACAAGCACAACAACCTCAAACACAAACTCAAACACAACAAAGTGGGACAAACAGTGCACAGAATAAAGCTAATGTTCAAGAGTCTGTTAAAAAGATTGTTCAAAAATACTATAGAAGATAATATTTGCGTATCATCGAGGAGAAGGTGTTCCATTTTGGAACACCTTTTTTGTTTTTTAGATATTTATACGATATGAGTTTACAAAGGGCGAAGAATTTAGTGGATACATTTAACAACGGTGATTTTGATGATGATATTGAACCTTACTTCAATGATTATATCACTTTCTTTAAATTCATTAAAAAATATGGTCTTTTAGATGAACTTGATTTAGGTCAAATAAGTTATCGTGATTGGGATGATGATATTATCAACTATTTAGACGAAAATGGTGTTTTAAGTAATCTTAGTTATGAAGATGCACCCGAAGAATTAAAAAATGTTATTCTACTTCGTAAATTAGATGAAGACTATGAAAATACAATTCTTTTTATCGTAAATAATTTATTAACTGATGTTGAAATTAGACCTGATGGTTTTTATTTATATCTAAAAGATAGAGAAGAGTTAGCAAACTTTTATTGTGGTGGTAGTGGAAGAAGAGAAGGGGTAAGACATATTGCCGAACAAGTGTTTAGTGAGAATGGTTTAGATTATGGTTATTATGATAGTAGTACCAAACCATATGAAACGGTGACTGAACTAGATGATACGAACTTAACCAAACTAAAAGATATTATTTACAAAGAAGTTGGTAACGCCGAATTATCTTTAGACGATTATGATTCCGACTTTTTTGAGAGTTTATCAGAAGAGCAAGGAACACCAGGTTATTTTAGAATAAGACCTGAAGATCTAAATGACTTATTAAAAGATGTTGATGCGACTAATGAATTGTTCAGTAATGATTTAGAAGAGATTGGAAGTGAGTTAAAAAATCTTTATTATAACGCTGAAAACTCGGCTTACGAAAGTGAAATATACGATGCGATTTATGGTGGTTTAGATGAGTTGTTTGAAGGTAAAATTGATGAGGTTCCAATTGAAGGGAGAGACGGAAAAACTCGTTACTTCCAATACATTAAAATTAGAGATTTTGTAAAAGAAATAAAAGAATTTTTATATCAAAACAAAGGTAGAACTTTTAGTGATTCATTTTTAGAATACTACGGAAATTATAGTGAATTTTTGGTTGGACTAATGAATGATGATATAATTGAATGTATTGATGTGCGAGTTCCAGATTACCCTGATTACTCAATGACACAGAAAAACATCAACGACTTCTTTAACGATTACATCTAACTCTTTATAG